TCCAAAAGGAGATGGCATGAGAGCTTTAAAGAAAAAGGCTCCAGAAGTTGCTGCTCAAATTGGTTTTAAAAATGGTGGGGCGGTTGTAACTAAAACAAATCAGAAACCACATATGAGTTGATATAATGACAACATCAGGATCAAGAGATTTTAACCTCGATGTCGGAGAGGTAATCGAAGAAGCATACGAGAGGTGTGGACTAGAAGTTCGCACGGGGTATGATGCTAAGACTGCTCGTAGGTCTATGAACTTGATGTTTGCAGACTGGGCTAATCGTGGTCTTAACTTGTGGACTGTTAAAGAAGCAAACTTTACTGTAACACAAGGGACATCTTCCTATGCGTTAGCTGCTGATGTCGTTGATGTGTTGGACGTTGTAATACGAAGATCTAATACTGATTACGAACTCCAACGTATTAGCCGTGGTGATTATGCGACAGTCCCTAATAAAACTACTCAGGGCAGACCAAGCCAGTTTTGGTTAGATCGGCAAATTACACCTGTAATGTATTTGTGGTCTACTCCTGAAAACTCTACAGATCAGATCAGATACTACTATGTTCGTAGAATTGAGGATGCGGATGCTTTGGTTAATACTACTGATATGCCTTTTCGTTTTTATCCTTGTATGGTGGCGGGGTTAGCCTACTACATGGCTATGAAACGAGCACCAGATCGTATTCAAATGTTGAAGTCAGTTTATGAAGAAGAGTTCCAACGTGCAGCGGACGAGGATCAAGGTCGAACACCTTTGAAGTTGCAGCCTAGTTTGAGCTATCTGAGGGTGTAATGGCCTACGCTAGTGGTAAACATGCTTATGGTATATCGGATCGGTCAGGTCGCCGTTACCGTCTTCGTGAGATGAAGACAGAGTGGACGGGTGCCAAGGTCGGTCCTGATGAGTTTGAGACTAAGCATCCACAGTTGTTTCCACCAAGAGCGTTTCCAGACCCACAAGCTTTACGTGGCCCTAGACCAGAGACAGAGTTGCCAGAACAGAGGGCTATCCAACACGGGTATAATCCTGTTGGTTTTAGAGACATACCAGGGGTAACGCCACCAAATAATTTAGTCGCAGAAAGTGGAGTTGGAACAGTTTCCATAGTTATATCTACACCAACTACACAAGCACCAAGATTTGACAGTACGTCTATTACGTTAGACTCAACAACAGATACATTCGATGAGGGATAAGATATGGCTTTACAAAGTGTAGGAATAGGAAGCAGCGCAAACGATGGCACAGGTGATACGCTTCGCTCTGGTGCTACTAAAATAAATGCAAACTTTACAGAAATATATGCTGCACTGGGTAACGGAACAACTCTTACAGACATAATAGATTCTAGCGGTATTATAGATGTAAGTTCTGGCGCAAATAAAATTGTATTTTATTACGCTGCCTTGAGTGATTTACCAAGTGCTTCCACATACCATGGCGCAGTAGCCCATGTTCATGCAACGGGGGGATTATATTTTGCGCACGGTGGGGCATGGATTCGAGTTAATGATGAAACCTCTGGCCCTGTAACAAAATATACAGCGGGAACAAGTGGTTCATCGGCCTATACTTTTACTGGCCCTGGAGCTACTGCGGGTAATAATCCGAACTTTACTTTTTACAAGGGTCATACTTATCTTATCGACAACACGTCGAATGTAGGAAGTCATCCTTTGCAGATCAGAACATCTAATGGCGGCTCTGCTTTTACCACGGGAGTTACAGAAAACTACAACTCAACCACAGGATTGACACAGTTTATCGTGCCACATGAACCCAGTGATACATCTCTAGTATATCAATGCACTAATCATAGTGCTATGGTAGGAAACATAACAATAGTGTGATGACATGAGCTTTACATACGGACAACTAAAGACAGCGGTACAAGATTACACAGAGAATGATGAAACTTCTTTTGTGACCAATATTCCTACATTTATTAGGATGTCAGAAGAACGTATCTTAAAAAATGTGCAGTTAAGTTTATTCCGCAAAAATGCAACAACAAATTTCATCTCTGGTAAGAAATACTTACCATGTCCCCCTGACTTTCTTGCTCCATTTTCTATGGCATTTATTAAGACTAATGGAGACAAAGAGTTTATGGAGTTTAAAGATGTGAGTTTTTTACAAACATATACTCCTAACGGGACTACAACTGGAGAGCCTCGATACTATGCTGTATTCGATGTAGACAATTTTATCGTTGCGCCTGCCCCAAACAGTACCTATGCCTCTGAACTTCATTATTATTACAGACCTCAAAGTTTGACAGCATTGACAGATAGCGGCACGACTTGGTTGAGTGAAAACGCTGAAATGGCTCTTCTTTACGGGACGTTAATAGAGGCGTACATATATATGAAGGGTGAACAAGATGTTCTCGGAATGTATGCAGGTCGTTTTCAGGAAGCAATTACAGGTGTGAAAATGTTAGGTGAAGCAAAAGAAACTACTGACCAATATCGCACAGGTATGGTGATAAGGACAAAACAATAATGTTTAAGATAGACGTAAGCGTACCACAACATGAATCAGTGGTGCAGGTAAATACGACAGATAATCGAGGTTTTACTCCTGATGAACTTGCAGAGCGTTGCGTAGAGAAATTAATATCGGTCTCAAACGATACCCATCCAGGTATTAGAGATCAAGCTCGTGCTTATTCTAAGCACATCGAAAAGCTTGTTGCTTTTTACATGAGACAGGCTATTCACAGTGACCGTACAACCGTGTATAATGCACTAAAAGATGCGGGACACCCTCAACTTGCTGAACTTATAAGGAGACTTTAAAATGGCTTTCAGCGGAAACTTTATGTGTACGTCTTTTAAGCAAGAATTGCTTACAGGAAGTCACGATTTTACAAACGGAAATGATCAATTCAAGATTGCATTGTACGACAACAGTGCTTCATTTAACGCTTCAACTACAGCGTACACATCATCTAACGAAGTTAGTAACTCTGGTTCGTATTCTGCGGGTGGTGGTACGTTGACAAATGTAACTCCAACAACTTCTGGAACAACAGCGTTGACAGACTTTGATGATATTACGTTTACATCTGCCACAATTACTGCTCGTGGTGCGTTGATTTATAATTCGCAAACAGCGGGTGGATCAGGCACAACGGATACGGTTGTTGTTCTAGACTTCGGTTCTAATAAGTCTTCGACATCTGGGGATTTCCAAATCGTATTTCCAACACCAGATGCATCAAACGCGATTATTCGTATTGCCTAATTAAGGTGATACTATGACCAACGTTAGCGTAAATGCAGGTCTAGGCGGTTTTTGGGGAGATAAAGCCTGGGGGGCTAACCCTTGGGGCGAAGCTATCCCTATGGTTGCGGCTACAGGACAAGTTGGTTCTGTAAACGTTGTTGTAAAATACGCTGTTACAGGTCTAGCGGCTACAGGACAAGTTGGTTCTGTTACTGTAGATGCTGAAGCTAATGTCCCTTCAACAGGTCTAGCGGCTACAGGACAAGTGGGCACGTTGTCTCCAAGTGTTGGTTCTGGTGCTATTGTTCGATTTGATGGTTGGGGTCGAGCAGGTTGGGGAGAGGCAGGTTGGGGTGTAAGTCAAAGCCTTGTTGCTACAGGTCAGGTTGGTCAACTTGGTTATGTTGGCGGTGTTGATGTACCAACAACAGGGATTACCGCTACTGGTAATGTTGGTTCTGTTTCCATAACGACTGGAGCAGGTGTTGATGCTAATGTCACAGGTCTTGCAGGAACAATGAGTGTAGGCTCTGTCACTGTAACAGCGGATGCCAGTGTCAGTGTCACAGGTCTTGCAGCGACAGGACAAATCGGAACAGCGACTGGATCAGGTATTGCTAAAATAATCCTGACGGGGCTGTCCGCAACAGGTGTAGTTACGGAGCCTGCTGTAGAGGGTGATGCGAGTGTAAGCGTCACTGGAATAGGGACTAGCGGAGAAGTCGGTTCTGTGTTAGTTTGGGATAGGATCGATCCAGACGCAACCGTCGTTTGGACAGAAATAGCAGCGTAAAGGAAACGATATGGCTACTTATACAACAAACGGCGGTATTAAAAAGATCGCCACAGGGGACGAGTCTGGTACATGGGGCACGTCCACAAACACTAACTTTGATATTATTGACCGTTTAGCAACGGGGGTGGGGGATATTACCCTTTCAGGTACAAC